AATGACTTGGTTATAGCCAGCCGTTGCATTAGCAAACGAAGCAATGATGCCTGTATCTGTATAGTTAATTGCAGAACCAATAGTTGCTACACCATTGGCATCATAGTTTATAGACTTTTCAGCTGGGTAAGTAACAAAGACAGTTTTGGAACCTGTAGTAAAAGAAACCAAACTACCGCTATTAGAAGAAGCGAGTACAGTAGTACGAGCAAGAGTAGAACCGGTAGTTGAGTACGTGCCAATACCAACCTCCCAATTTGCACCGCCTTGGTCTGCGATGGTGTAGAAGGTTGTGTTACCGTTTCCGATGACGGCAAAACTTTGATACCCAGTGACCGCTCCACCCAGCGTAACAGAACCCGTACCAGTAGTGGTCGTAGTTTCTTGTACACGATCTGCTAAGACTAACGCCATGTTAGCCCCCTATTAGCCAGCTGCGCTGAGTGTGTAGGTTACGTTAATGGTATCGCCAGAAGTTACTGTTTTGGAGCCAGCAGTAAATGCACCAATACTAAACAAAACACCTGTGGTATTGTCAATTGCAGTAGAGCCGCCGATATTAATAAAAGCACCATAAACAGTACCAGAGCTAGTCATTGAAAAAGTAACAGCTGCGGATGTAGTCAATACAGATGGGTTAGCAGATGTCGCTGAAGAAAATGATGGAGTCTTACGAGTGCCAGAATAAGTAGGGGCATTAGCGTTACCAACTTCATACCAGCCCGGATGTGAAGACTGAGTATCTGAATAAGCTGGAGTAAACGTAGCAGAACCGTTAGCGCCACCTAAACCCATAACAACAGTACCACCGCCTGTATTAGCAAAATAAGAGTTTAATAAACTTTGGCGACCTACGTTAGTAGTCAAGTTTTCAATAGTGTCAGACCACTTCTCAACGCCGTTAGCATCAAAACAAGTAAATGTGTAGACACCTTCTAAACCAAAATTATCAGCTGAAGCACCGCCAAAAGCAGCACTAGCTCCAACGCTGTCACCAATTTTTGTAATCTCATCACTCATAAATACTCCTAATCTGGACTGCTATAGTTAATACTACTAGTGGTAGTACCAAGGGTTAAAATTGCGGACGAATAACTCGCCGTTGGAAATTGCACGGTAAAGCTAGTAGTACAGGTCTTGTCCGACCCAAAATTTAATACAAAACATGCTGCTCCAGTAGTAGCATTGTATACTAATGCCCCCCTAGCGGTAAAGGACGCTGGGTTCCAAACTGCGTTTTGGAAAGACACGTAAGTGACGTTGTACTGGTTATTTTGGGTAGGTGGTACGGAGATAGTCAATACTTTGCCCCCAGCTGTATAGCCGGTTCCTACTACTTCATTAGTGGTTGTGTAAGCCGTAGTCTGCTGCCCTAGGTTTGCCAACGCATTGTACAGGGCTATTTTATAAGTCCCGGTGGTAAAGTTTTCATTACCGTTTAGCAAATTCTGCTGAAAAATTGTGCAGGAAGTCTGGGTAATCATGAGACCACATTACCTTTAAGATTAATATTAAGCTTGGTCTGACCGTCCCTGTAAGCATCACCACGATCAAGACCGTCACAGAAGCGTCTAAACTCTAACAAAGCCTCATTATATTTTTGCTCGTAGTATGCCACTAAGTCCTGCTCTTGCTTCATAAACAGCATAGCTTCACGCATAGCGCCATAGAAAAGAACGGGGTCGTAGTTATCGCCAAGCCAGCTTGTGCCAGATGCATTAGATACCGTAGATACAGTAACTGTAAATCCAGAACCGGTAGGTCCTAAAGAAGAGCAAGACAAAATGTCTCCTACAACATAGAAATTCCCACCGAAAGTAATATTACAAGAAGTAATTGCGCCACCAGTAATAACGATATCTGCTGTAGCATTGGCTCCTGAGCCTCCTGTTAATGGAACGTTTTGGTATACACCGTTGGTATATAGCGATCCTGCATTAGAAATAGATGAACCACTAATTTGACCTTGCACAATGGTAGGTGGGTAGTAGTAATAGTGCATCTCTACTGGATAGGATTGGTCTGGCGTAGGAGCTACCATCAACGTCATTTCGTTAATATTGCTGTATTGCGAACCAAATAGCGCATAGTACTTAGGAGTGCCGCCCGGAGTACCTTGATAGGTGGTTCCGTTACTAGTAGCAAAAGGATAAGCCTGACGCAAGAAGTTAACATCTTTGTTAATAAGATAGTTATACATGCCTGTAGTTGGGTCAATCACAGCCACAGAATAGTTAGCCAACCAGTCCATAGGCAAAGAAATGTATTGGTTTCCTGCGGTCATAGTACCGGTTACATTTTTACGTAATGACGGTACGTTTACGGAGTTATATATACGAGTTTCAGCTTCCTCAACAAACGTGGGGATATTAGCCACGAACAGCTGTTCAGTGTTCTCGGCGTAAGCTTGAATCGTGTTATATAACGTTTCGTAATTCATTATGCCATTGGACCTCTAGACATACGACCTTTAGTTGCAGCCCCAGCACCACGCATTTCAATACCATCAGTCTTAGGACCACGAGTATTGTTACCAATAGATACACGCATAGCTGGCATACCGCCCGGAGTTACTTCATTTGCTTTCATGGTATTTGGGTCAGTTGCATAGCCAACACCTAAATCAACATCTGATGTTCCAATAGCTTTTCCAGACATTTTGTGTGGTTTAGCGTAATCTTCAGCGGATTTATTATCTTTTGCATGACCAGTACGCATAGGCGAGCTGTTCTTTTTTGTAGGTTTAATTTGGGTTGCCATATTAACGACCTCTTGAGCTAGACTTCTGGTTCATAGCACGAGCCATATTACGACCCACAGCTTTCATTTCTTTACCAGTTACGCCGCCTTTTTTGAGCTTGGAAAGGTTAGTGCCTTTGCCGCCCTTGTGTTCTTGAGCATCATGCATTTTAAAAGCTTTTTTAACAATAGCTTTATCTTGCTTGATATCTTCTTTCATGCTTTCCATTTTTGCCATTTTACTGCTCCTTATGTTGTTACTACAGTTACTGTGCCTATTTTAATCGCTAAATTCAAATCATTGGGACTAAATGCATCCGCAAAACTTCTTGGACCACCCACTGGATTCCAGCCCCATTGAGTCTGTCTGCTACCGTCACTAGGATATCCGGCATTATTTACACTATTGCTAGCATTAGGATTGACATACAATCCCGTGCTTCCAGATGAATAATAGCTGACATCCGGCCTTGGATCCCTAACTCCTTGCGGGTCATTAACAGGATACAAACCTAGTTGTAACTGTGGCTGATCTGGATCCCAGCAAGTTGGACAAACCCTAATATTAAAAGGTTTTGTCTTAATAATCTCAATTTTTAACTGATGCAACTTATACCGCTGTCCGCACCGGTCACATTCGGCTATCGAGTGCTTACCAGAAGCATACTTAGATGCGGTCATAATTACCTAGAATAGAACAAATTACGGGGCACAAACCGTAGGGATGCCTTTTCACGGTCTTCATCAGCAGCTAATTGGAACTGTTGCTCATAATCAGCCTTTAACATTGGTACTCGATTCATATCAATATTAGGTAACTTCATGGATAGGTAATAAGCCAATCCAGAGGCCATAGCAGGGATAAACCGGAATGGGATATCCTCGGTATTGATACCGGTTCCTGAGTCCTGTATACGGCGCATACGGTAGTAAATGAACGTGTATTGAGTGCCAGATACGCCAGTAGGCCAGATATTGATATTAGGCAAGTAATTGTTGTATACCAAAGATCCTGCTGTATGCGATGCAGCAGTTGTGTTATTCATGCCACGGTAGCAGTTAAGCAACTGGTTAGCATTACCGGCTGCTGCGGTTCCTAGGTTTTGGTACAGAATGGTTTCACCGTCAATATTGATGTAGCCTTGACTACGCATATTAGCTGTAGAGGTTACATAGATAGTGGTATCTGTAGCGCCAATAGGGTATCCGCTAGCCAAAGTTGTTACTGGAGATGCGTCAACGTTTCCAGATTGACGATCAATCCACACTTGAATAGGACGTCCTTGAGCGTTCTTAGTAGGAAGATCTAAGTAATCATCAGCAGAGATGCGGGTAATATTGATATCCACTTGGTTTTGACCAGTACCCTGACGAATAACGTGGTCGTATAGGTCAATCGTATCTACAGGAATTGGATAGCTAATCTGCCCGCCGTTAATGTTGATAGGAATCTGACCTTGCTCAATAGTCCATAAGTTGATTCCACGGTTAGCCCACTCAATAGTAAGCATATTAACGCTACGAGCAGCCGTTCTAAAGTCGTAACCAGAACGGGATTGCGTACCGCAACGCTCAAAGGCTTCCTCAATGAGATCGCCCATGTCTAAATTAAACGATGCGGTTCCGGATGTAGCCATTACTTAGCCTTTTTAACAACTTTAGTTTTCTTTTTGGCAACAGTTTTTACTGGAGCTTTTGGCTTACGAGTGGTTGCTTTCTTTACTTGTGGACGTGGCTTAGGCTCAAACGGTGGAGTAATTTGAACTTGAGATGGACGTGGTTCTGCAGGAAATGGCCAAAAATCTATTTCCTTGTCAGTAGCAGGACCAAATCTACTAATCGCCCACTTAATAAAGTTTTGTATGCGCTTAATCACTTTTTTAAACCTTTTAAGGTTTCCGCCAGTCTAGCCCGCTTACCCATCGTACCGGGTTTCTTTGCAGCTGCAGCTAGTTTACTGGCTGGAATCTTTTCGCCAGACTTAACACCTAAAGACTTGCGTAATGCACCGGGTTTTTTAATTGCCTTTTGAATCCATTTTTCAGCCATTATTTTTTCCTTGCAGCTCTCATGTTATCAACTAAGTTAGGGTATGGTCTACCAGCAGCTTTAGCCATTGCTTTTGCACTAGCCTTTTTAGCTTCTGATAATTTCTTAGGCTTACCTAATCCTTTAGGACGTGGTTTATCCCAGACCTCACCGCCTTTTTTATAAAGCGTCACATCATTCGGATCATCTTTCCGAACAATAGTTTTGCCTTTAGGCATCTTTGATGGGCTCATAGCTCCCATCCCACGAGAGGAGCGCATTACTTGTGCTTCTTGCTCATATAGCCACCACCGCACATAGCTTTTACGTGCTCGTGATGCATCTTGTGGTCATTGCCGCCATAGTGCTTGGCAACTTTTTCTTGCTCATGCATATGGTCGTGGTCTTTGCCATAGTGATGCTTTACGTGATCTACGTTGTGTTTGTGTTCCATAATTTTCCCACCTTTTTTCATAGCTGCAGGCGTAACTACATCGCCCATTGGATTGACATTAGGGATATTTTGCTCGGTTGTACCGAACATTTTATAGTCCCGTTCTGCTTCTTGACGAATACCACGCTCTTTATTGGCCTTCATGTAGGCCTCACGCTTGGCTTTCTCTTTACCGGTTTCAGAGTATGGCATGATTATTTGCAATGAACCAAAGGACCATTACCAACTGTGTTACCAGCCATCTTTGGGTATTTAGTTTTGGTCTTGCCACGTTCTGCAATACCATCAATGCTAGGAGCGCCAGTCTTAACTTTGCCCATAGTCATTGGACCCATTGTTTCTTTCTGTGATACTTTTTTGATTCCCATAATAACTCCACCTTCTTTAAATTTTTTGCCTTTATCGGCAGTTGCAAAATCCCGTCCAACGGACTGGGGTATTCCTACTTTCTTAGCAAAAGCCTTGTTATGGGCTACTGCTTCCATTAGATTATGCTGCTTTTTACTTACGCTTGGCATTATTTATGTCCTTCAATAAAGCGGTCAAGCTTTGCTTCAATACGGTCAAATCGGTTGATAATTTGGTCCATATCGTTGCGAACTTCTGTTTTAGTAATGTAATCACGAGCAATTTCCTCACGGGTTTTGTTTAACAAAATGGTGATGCGCTCTAGACTGGAAAATTTTTCTTTAAAAAAGAAGCCCATAATTCCCATTACCAGAGTTAAAGCTGCACTCCAAAAATGAAGCATGTAGTCCATCTTAACATTTCCATTTTCTTAAAGACTTATTGATTCTGCTATCAGGATCATTAGCAGTCTTTTCCGAAGTTAACTTTTTCTTCATACCAGACATACGTGCGCAAAAAGACTTCTTACGTGAACCGCCTTCAGGTTGAGGGGCTTTTAAATTCATTCCCTCTTTTTTAGCGGAAGCACGTCCTTTAGCGTTCAAACCACCGCTAGGGCTTTTACCTTCTTTGCGCTGCCATGCAGGTGTCTTAGCCATGTTAGCTACCGTTAGAAATTAGCTTGCCAATAACAATAACACCAGCCGCAATAGTTCCAGTATTGGTATTTAGTTGGAACTGTAAATCTGTTTTTTCTGTATAAGCAAATGGATTGGAAGATCTATTTACTGTATAAATTGAAACAAACGGTTGCTGCAAAATAGTACGTGTTACGCCAGTAAAGTTATCACCTGCTTGCACTTTGTAAGTAACAATCGTAGAACCAGTATAGCTATTTGAAGTATTAACCTCAACCCAATCTAAATAGAAAGTATTGCCAGCCGGTACAGTGTAAATTGTGCTTTGCGACTTGCCAATACCAGCATTAATTTGTGCAAGAATATTAGTAGTCTGCTTTACGGTAATTGTGCCAACGTTTGATGTTTGACCAGATGCTACGCCAACCATATTTAAGCTGTTAACCCTCAAATATTTATTTTGAGTTGTGACGCCAGTAGTTCCGTTTAAAACTACAACTTCAGAAACTGGGTTAAAGTTTGCATCTAAGCCATTTATAACAAAGGCTGCTGGGCTTACATCAGTTACAGAAGTGCTAGAACAGCTTAATGTTGTAGCTGTAGTTGGGTAAGTATAAGTTGTAGCGTTTTCCCA